TACTTGATTACAAAACGTCACTCAAAATGTGGGCAAAAGATAAAGACAGCATGGTTCGATATATGGCCAAACATTGTCATGTAGAAAAATTGTTTACAGAAGAAGGAGAAGCAGTACTTTTGTACAATTTAGACAAATTAGGGCATCAGAAAGAATATGTCTTTAAGCAAAAAGATGAGACATATGATCAGGCACAAAAGCGATTTCTTCTTGACTTCTCTAAGAACTACTCAATAGAGAGAATGAATGGTGAGGCTGTTATAGTAGCTAAAGGATTGAAGATGTTAACTTTTCCTAAGGTTACCGAAGGATTAATACATGCAGCAAATATATTCCCTACTAGAGTTCCAGATTGGAAGTCAAACTGGTTTCCTCCGGTTACAGTGAAAGCTCCACTAGATCCTAAACATGTGGAAATAGTAAAAGCAACCGACAGGTATCAGTTAAATTGGAGGTTCCCGAATTTAGTGATGGCTGATCAGATACCACAATTATGTCAGAATGATTATTGGGTTGAAAATGTCTCCAAGATAGATAACGAAATCCCTTCGCTTCGAGTCTTATGTCTAAGGAAATTGTCAATATATAACTTAGCATTTGGAGGAACTCGATTACATCCATATGTGGCGGATGCTCAATATAACCCTGCAGTAGGGCTTGAGTCCAAATTATTAAAAATGTTTAAGATGCATGTAGGAGTCGACAGTGCATATAATTTTAATGATACACATTGTGCTTTAAAATTTTATTATTCCTATTGTGTGGATTTGGACCCAGTGCCCTTTACCTTGGAGGAAGGAGATTTAAAATTGTGGAAATTCTCTAAAAGTAAATCATCTCTAAGGAAATATCCTGATTTGGCAGATACACTAGTTCAAGGAGTAAAGGTTAAATTTACGCATCATCCTTCAAAGAAGCAGGCTAAACATATCATATTGGGCGAAATAATTAATCAGTTAAATAGAATATTTGAAGAAACTCGATATGATGTACCATTGATTAAAAACTTGATAAGACATATAACTTCTATGGCACCTAAGGCTCAACGATTGTCAGCCCATGATACAGGGAAAATGGATGATGAGAGTGTAGAAGCTATATATAAAAAGTTAAGGCTGTTTTTCCTTAGTGGTGATTCAGGGCTGCATCTACTTCTTAAGTCTAGACATCAAGAAAGAACTTATGCTCCTGATGCTTATGAGATTCGTCCAGATGGGACAATATCTTCAAAGTTGGCTAGAAATAGCACAGTGCATATAGATATTGGAGCAAAATGGACGGAAGGAGGAGCCTACCTGAAGTATCTCCAGTTGTATGGCGATGAGATGGATATTTATGATGAAGTCTCAACTGGGGATAATGATTCAGTTATGATAAATAAAACCTATGTCAAAAAGAAAGAAGGGATAATGATGGTGGCTGATGGTGATGTAGAAGCATTAGACCTGAACATAAATTCTATGATGTTAATGATGTACATGATGATGGGTTCTTTATGGATACAAAAAGAGGATACACATATGTATAGGATGTATCAATACATATTGGAGGGATGTGCAGAGCAACTTGCAGGTAAAACAGTACGATGGCTGAAAGATTTTGTTTTTATGATAGGAATAATGCCATCAGGGAGTCTAGAGACGTCTCATGGAGATTCATGGATAGTGGGAGTGATGATGTATTTAACTTTTATATTTTATCGAATGAGAGTTGTGGATAAGAAGACTCGAAGAAAAATTTGGGCTGCTTTATGTGCAAGGAGGTTGACTATCCTGATTACAGGTGATGATTTTGTAATGTCATATCCCAGAGAGCTGGATGGAGAGATAGGGATAGACAGGTTTTGTGAGTATTGT